CCACTTGATTTAAAGCGATTGAGATTTAATTTTTGTGCCATTTCGGTCCTACTATTTTTAAGTTATTTATTTAACTTAGGACTCATGATTTTGGTCTAGATTGTCCTTTGCTATCATTATTTATCATCATAAAGATCTTAGTATATCTAAGACAGTATAAGAAATTACTAAAAATCCAATTACTCACCAATGAATGCAATGAAAAGAACCCCAAAGCCTCTATCTAGAGGAGAATTAATTAGATTTATTAAGATTAGGGACGTTAAGTCACCTGAATATGGAACTCCAGGGTCAGCTGGAATAGACTTTTTTGTTCCAAATGACTTTGAGTCAGTAATCCTTGAACCAGGTGAACATATTTTAATTCCAAGTGGAGTTCGAGCTAGAATACCTTTACATACAGCTTTGATAGCATTTAATAAGAGCGGAGTTGCTACAAAAAAGAGACTCCAAGTAGGAGCCCAAGTAGTAGATTGTGACTATCAGGGAGAGTTACACTTTCATCACTATAATTGTGGAACGATTGACCAAATAATTTCCCCAGGTGACAAAATTGTGCAGTTTATTTTAACTCCAATTATTAAAGCCAAATTAATTGAGTGCCAAGATGAATTTGAAGTATTTCCAACCCAATCTGAAAGAGGAAGTGGAGGATTTGGTTCCACTGGAACAAATTAATTGGTATATTAACCCAAAGTAAGATAAAATGATAATAAGCTCTGAATTTAAACAAGACGATTCTAAACTAGTAGTTTCATATTACGATGAAGCCGGTAATGTTGCATACGCAGTAAAGCATATTCATGATGCTGATCAATTTAATTGGAAACTCACAGGTCGCCCATCAGAGTATCGAAATTGGGATAATAAATTTGTTGATAAAAGTAAAAGTAAATGGTTGAGTCGATTCCGAATTGAAGAGTTGATTCAAACTCGTTTTTCTGAAGAAGAACTTGCTCAAATCTATTCTGATCATAATCCTAAGAAATACTTTCTCGATATTGAGATTCAGTTAACTTCAAATGAGTTCCCTGATCCAGCTAAAGCAGCAATGCCAGTAAACCTTATTTCATTTTGCGGTCCAGATAATGTGACCTACATTTTGTCTACTATGAAAAAGCTCGACAATGAAGCTATTTCTAAGATGGAATCTGAAATTAATGAATATTTAAGTGCACAGGGTCAAGTATTCACCATTAAATATATGTTTTTTGAAAAAGAAGAAGACTTAATGTCAACCTTCTTTCATAGAATACTTCCTAAACTTCCATTTATTACAGGTTGGAATGTAATTGAATTTGACTGGAAATACTTAATTAATCGTTGCAAACGCCTTAATATTAAACCGATGGAATCTATGGTTTGCGATAAGTTAATTGGTAAAGGTCAATCACCAGTCCACTTAGGATTGCTCGATTACCTTGAAGTTTTTACAAACCTTAAACCGATTAAAGTTGTTGAAAATTATAAATTAGATTATATTTCTCAACTTGTACTTGGTGTAAGTAAATTGCATCATGATTATGGTTCAATGATGGAAGCCCAACAAGATGTTGAAAATTTCGTAAAGTATAACGCAATTGACGTTATGCTTGTTAAATTAATCGAAGACAAATTGAGTCTTCTTGAAGTTGCATTTGCAATTTCTAAAACTGCACAAGTTGATGTATCAAAAGTCTTTAGTGCAGTGTTTATTACTGAATCCCTAATGTGTCGCCACTTTTTATGTGATGGCAAGAAAATGGCTTCAGATAAACGCGATTTGGCTGAACAGGTAACATATGAAGGTGCTTATGTAAGTAAGCCAATTCCAGGTCACCATAAGTATGTTTCATGCTTTGACTTCTCTTCAATGTACCCTAACGTTCAGATCCAATTTAATATTTCCCCAGATACGTATCTAGGTAAAATGAAACCTGGTCATGTTCTTAAAGAAGATGAAGTCTATACAAAAAATGGTACCATTTTTACTAAGAAAAAAGATTCAGCCGCTAGAGTTATCTTAAAGAACATGTATGACCGTCGTATGAATATTAAAGGTCATATTACCGAATTAAAACAAGCAGCGAAAAAAGCAGCAAACTAATGATAAAATGGTTAAAAAACAAAATAAACAAATATATGTACGATATTGATGCACTTGCCCAAACTAGAGATTTCATTATGGGCAAAGATTACCAATGGGTAAATACCCCAGATGATACTAAAATTTCAACCGTTACTAAAGTAGTTGATGTATTTAGTAGAGGCGGCCTAATGGCTGTTAAATTAGCAGATGGTTCTAGTGTAAGTTTAGATGAACTTAATACTAAACTAATGGCAATTATGGATGGGCAAGATCCTTTAACTAAAGCTGAATGTATGTCGATTAGGGGCCCAGTTATAGATCAAACTAAACCTGCTCCAGTTCAAGAAACACCACAGGCTGCTCCAGCTCAAGTAGTAATTCAACCAAATCCAAAATCTGCAGGCATTTTTGAGATGTTTGCAACTGAAGAGTCTCTTCTAAACTTAAATTTAAGAGTAAATCTTCCTTCAATTAACCTATTGAAGATGATGTATAAAAGCTCACAGAATAAGTCTGAATTTTTAACAGAATTAGCAAACCATATAAATAATCAAATAACAGCAGATCATATTAAAGATGCCTTGCTGAAAAAACTTGATTCTAAATAGTGGAGCTAATTATTTTACCAATTGAAGTTTCTGACTCGGAGAAATTACGAGCAATTTACTGTACACCAGAAGGTGAACCAGTTACAATAAAAATCGATCATGCTAAAGATGCATCAAGCTTTTCTGCAATCAAACGCATGTATCAAGAGCTCGGGGTAGAAGACTTAGAACAATCTAGAATATTTAAATTAGGAAACATAGACAAGGATATTTGTTTCGCTGTTAATATTAGCGGACTACAACACGACTCAGATTTAACTAGAGTTCCTTTCTATAAAGTAATGCAAGGCGAATACTCAAACTCAAAATTACTTGCTGCTAGCTTCCTAACTATATCATACTTTGCCTAAGATCCTTTATCCCCTGCTGTGTAAAAGAAGGGTATAACAAAAGGATTAAATATTTATGGCAAAATCTACATTAGATGCATTCGCAAAGTTTAATGATTTACTTGAAAAGAAAGTAAAATCTAAAATTGAAATTCGTGGCTTCTCCGATATCGAGGAGTATATTCCAACCGGAAATTTTCTACTAAATGCCCAAATGTCGGGCTCTCTATTTGGTGGATATCCAAACACAAGAAGTATTGGAATCGCTGGAGATTCAGGAGCAGGTAAAACATTCCTATGTTTAAATGCTGTTCGTGAGCTACAGAAAAAAGATTACATGGTATTTTACATTGATACTGAGGGTGCAATTGACTCTTCAGATTATGTAAAATTTGGTGTAGACTTAACTAAACTTAAGTATCTACGTATGGGTCTTATTAGTGAAGTAAAATTCTTCGTTAATGACTTAATTGATACAATCAAAGAAAATCCAGGTCTTAAAATTGCACTATTTGTTGACTCTGTTGGAATGTTAGATACTGATAAAAGTAAAACTGACATGGACAAGGGTAAAAATGCAGCGGATATGGGTCTTCGTGCAAAAGAGATGAGATCCCTATTTAAATCTCTAACTCTAGATCTTTCAAACCATAAAGTTCCATTTATTTTTACAAACCACACTTATGCATCAATGGATCAGTACACTCCAAAGGGAATGTCAGGTGGAGGTGGTCCAGAATTCTCTGCTTCAATTATTTTAATGCTAAGCAAAGGAACTCTTCGCGATGAAAACAAAACGACGACTGGTATTATTGTTCGTAGTAAAACCAAAAAGAATCGTTTAGCGCGTCCTCTTGATATTGAATTCCATATTTCATTCCATAAAGGTATGAATCCATTTGTTGGATTGGAACAATATGTAAGTTGGGAAACTTGCGGAGTTGGCCGTGGTGTTATTGTAACCCAAAAGGAATTTGAAAAAATGAAAGCTGACGAGCAGGAAATACTATCACCATTTCAATTAAATGGAGAGCAGGTTTATTTCTATCCTAAAAAGCTCGGAAAATCTTATATCGTTCGTCATAACGGTGATGCTGTTCCAGTTAAGGAATTCTTCTCATCAAGACTATTTACTGATGAGGTCCTAAAAGAATTGGATGAAAAAATTATTAAACCGACCTTTAAGTTCCCTGAAACTCAGGATGGTATTGATGATATGGAAACAGATGAATTAAACGAAATGACTGAATTTGATGGATCAGAAGATTAATTATAAACTTAAGCCAGAGTTACCAATTAAATACGAATTAGGTTTACATAGGGTGCTACCAAGTTATCCTACTGAAACAGATTTTGTAGTTGATATTATTCAATATATTATTAAGGTTTGTGAAATAAAAAATAAAGAATTTAATCCTTCTGAGTTAAAGTTTTCAGCCAAAACCCTTAAGTATGTATTTAATGAAAATGAGGTAACTCCTGGATTTAAGGATAAACTCCGACTTGTAATTAAAAAATTAATGGATGCAGAAACCTTGATAAAAAAGGGCGAATTTTTGTATATTAACCAAGCAGTATTTAACGAACTGTATAACTAAAAATATGATAGACTTTAAAGAAAACATTGAGTTACTAGAGAAAGTTATTCTTAACTTTATTCTAATGGATGATAATAATGAGACATTAATTCGTCCAAAGAATGTGGAGGCGCTTGATATAAGGGAAGTAATTCCTAAAATGAAAACTCAGTATTTTAACAATGATGACCTTGGCAATATCTTTAAAGTTGTAAAAAACTATTATAAGGAATACCATAAAGTTCCATCTAAAACTGAAATTCGAGAAATGCTTAATCTAACGGGTTATGAAATTTCAGATGATAGTTTTAATACTCTACTTGGTGTAAATTTAGGAGAATACAATTACGAATTCTTAACTAAATACACAAAGTCATTTATTCTAATTAAGAATCTTAACTCTTCGATTATTGATATTTTATCTTTCTTAAAGACTACTGAAATTAGTCCAGAGAACGTTAATATTATTACAGATCAGGTAAGAACTAAATTAAATACAAATCTAAATGTATCTTTTAGTAATGCTGAATCTGGTCTAAACTTCTTTAATGCAGTTGATCACGTTCAAGTTTCTAAAACAGGTACTCCAACTGGATTTCCATTCTTTGATAAAACATTAGGTGGAGGTTGGAATCCTAAAACCTTAGTTGTTTTCCAAGGTCGTCCTAAAGTAGGTAAGTCAATGGTTCTTTCAAATATTGCAGCTCGAGCATTTATGTCAGGCTGCCAAACTGGTGTTGCGACTCTTGAATTAGCTGATACTAAATATATGAAACGTTTAGGATCAAATATCTTGAATATTCCATATAATCAATACAATGAAATTACATCAACTGATCGAACTCAATTAATTGAAGCAAAAATCGAACAGTTTAAGCAAAGTGGATCTCAACCAGGAGAATTATGGGTTAAGGAGTTTGCAACAGGTAGTGCAACAGCAGTTGATATTGAAAACTACTTCTTAAAAGTTCAAGAGAGTACAGGTAAAAGATTACAAGTTGTAGTCGTTGACTATATTAACTTGATGAGACCTATGCGTGAGCAAGGAAATACCTATGAAAAAATCAAAGTAATTTCTGAAGAATTAAGAGCAGTTGCACAAAGAAATGAATGGACTATTATTACTGCAACCCAAATTAAACGTGATGCAGTTGATGATCAAGATATTGGAATGTCAGATATTGCTGAATCATTTGGTCTTGTTCACACAGTTGACTCTCTCTATGGATTGATGAGAGGTCCAATGGAAAAACGAATTAAAATCAAGGTTATTGCTAACCGTGATGAAGGCTACACAGAAAGCTTTAAAATGTATCGAATGTTCTATGATTTCTCTAGACTTGTAGAAGAAACTGATCCAGCTAGCGAATACTACTCTGATGACGATGATATTTCTTCAATTGAAGATGATTTGCGTCAACAATATGCAAATGTCCAAGTTAAACCACAATTGACAGTTGCCCCTAGTATTAAAACGTTTGGTGAACACGAAGATATTTTAGGAGATTTATAAAAAAACTACAATATTATGTGGAAGAAAAAAACTAAAGAAGAGGATCTATTCATCAATGAAGGCGATGAGTGGTCAGCTTTAGATGGAGATGATTTTGATGGATTAGATCAAGTTGAAGGAGATGATGAAGATTCTGATGAGCTTGGTCATATTGATCAAGAGTCAATTGATGATGAAGATGAGGCTCGATACCAACAACACTTAAAACTAAAGAGAGAAGATAAAATCTTTAATAACTCTTGGAATAGTGGTGAAGGTGTTACTGATGAAATGTATCATAATACTGGAATCAGATTAGATCCCGGTCATACCGATAGTCACTTACTAGATGCAGATTCATTTGATCGATATACAGATAAAATTATTATTGAAAGAGACCTAAATAACATTGCAACTTCTGATGAAGTTATGATCAAGTTAATGGAAATTTCAGGTGAAGGTAGAAAGTTTACAAAACCCGAAATTAATTTAGCCTTTTCTAGATTATGCGAATTAGTTAGAGAAAATAATAAAACAACCTTTATTGGACCAATTGATGTATTAGATTTTGTTTCAATGATTTCTCAAATGGATTTTAAACGTCTATTTGAATCAATGGAATATGAACATAAAGAAGTACTTTTACTAGAACTTAATAACAAATTCGGAATACTAGACGGTAAGGTTCGATTTAAAAAACTATTTTAATGAAGTTAAACAATATAAACAAAATATTTTTAGTAGGAGATTTACACCTAGGAATTCGAAATAATTCAGTAGAGTGGGCAGATATCCAAAAGGATTTTTTGTTAGAGGTTTTACCTAAAACCGCACTTGAAAATGGTTTTAATCCAGAAACAGATATTCTTATTTTAGAGGGTGATATTTTTCATTCTAGAGAATCAATTAATGTTCGCATTCAAAATGATTCAATGGAAATTTTTGAAAATCTTTCTAAAATATTTAAGAGAGGTATTTTTATTATATTGGGAAATCATGATGTCTATTATAAAGATTCTAACCAGGTTAATTCAGTTAGGCATCTAAAACACCTTGCTGAAAATATCCATGTTTTTGAGAGCCCAGAAATCTTAACAATAAATGATACTGAAAATTGGCTAATGCTTCCTTGGGTTGAAGATACTAAAACTTTGGGTAACTATGTTGCTGATTATGCAGGTATGTGTAAACGTATTGTTTGCCATGCTGATATTAAAGGACTTAAGTTTAACAGATGGACTAAGGTTGAACACGGATTAGAGATTACAGCGCTATCCCAGTATGATAGGGTTTACTCTGGTCACATCCATCATAGACAAGAACAAGATAATATATTGTATACTGGAACTCCTTACCAGATGGACAGGGGTGATCGAGGGAACACTAAAGGATATTACATAATAGATGCTAAAGATAACTTTAAAGAGATCTTTGTAGAGAACCAGGCATCACCAAATTATGTTAAATATGATATTTGCGAATTGTTAGATATGAATATTGATCAACTATCAGGACTATTGACTAATAATTTTGTTGATGTTATGATAGAGATCAATTTATCTAATAAGATTCCAATTAGCCAGTTTTTAATGGTATTAGAACAAGTTAAGTATAGAAAAATAGAATTCTTTACCTATACTAACGATTCATCAGAAACATCAACTGTCGATATTTCATTAGACCTATCAAGTTCAGATAAATTTGATGCATTTGAAATATTTAAAACATATTTAAATTCAAAACAATATTCTCAAAGTATGAAAAAGGATCTAGTAACTAAATTCTTTGAAATACAAGAGAGGGCAAAACAAGAAAAAGACTATGCTTAAACTTGGATTATCTAGCAAAGCCAATGTAGTATTTGATCACAAGGGTGGAATTCCAACTGTGGTCTCAACTGATCGTATTATAGTAGGCGAAGTTATTGAAGTGCTATGCGCTCAACATATTTCAATTAGTGATGGTTTTGAGATTTATGAAAGACTACCATCCTTTGCCAATTGCGTTCAACCAAATGAAATTAAACTAAGAGAGTTAAATCAAAAAACTGAAGAGATTCATCAGAAATTACTTTCTGAACTTATGTTAACTGGTGAACCATCTAACGAAGAAATTGAAAAATTAAAGGAACATCCAGAATTAATAAATTTCTTTAATTCATATAAATGGTTAGATATGTTGATTGGAAATATTCCATATTATCATATGGCAGAATTACCGAATGCTAGAATTTTATGGAATACTGAAGATAATGTTTGGAATGTTGTTGCAATGACAGAGATCTTACCAGGCAAAACTATAACCCTACCTATTAAGAAATAACTATGAAGATAAAAGAATTTGCATTTAAAAATATATGTTCATATGGAAATAAGGTACAAACCTTTAAATTTTCAGATGAGCCAAATTTAATTCTTGTTCAAGGAACAAACGGCTCTGGTAAATCTAGTATTTCCGATGCCCTAACTGTATCAATATATGGAAAATCTGGTATTAGAAAAATTAAAGAGATTCCAAATAGAATTAATAAAAATGCATATACTTCAGTTAAATTTGTTGCAAATAACGGAGATGAAGTTGAAATTGAACGAGGAATCGAACCAAATTTTTCAAAGATCTTAATTAATGGAAATGACTATAACTTACCAGATAAAAGAAGAGTTGATGAGTTTATTGAAGAAGAACTTGTAAAGATTCCTTTTAATGTATTTTCAAATACGATTTCTCTATCAGTAAATGATTTTAAGAGTTTTGTTAAATTAAGCCCAGCCGATAAGAGAAAAATCATTGATAAAATTTTTGGTTTAGATTTAGTTAATGATATGAATCAATTGGTCAAGGAAGATGCAAAGACAGTAAAGGGTAAACAGACTTCCAGCCAAACTGCTCTTACTAAAAATCAACATTTGCTAGAGCAGTCAGTTCAACAATTATCTAATTTACAAGAAGACTTAACTCAAGAAAAAGAAAATCGTATTACCCAGCTTACTGATATTTTAAGTAGAGCAAAGGTTAAGCAAGATGAAGTTAAATCTTCGTATGGTGAACTTAAAACTCACCTAGATTCTGCAAAAAACGATTTAAAGGCTGCAAGAGAATCTAAATCTTCATGTACTTTTAATATTGCAGAAATTGATAAGAAATTAGCAATATATGCAAAAAATAAGTGTCCTCATTGTTTAAGCGACCTTACTGATACCGTTCATATTGGAATTAAGCAACAACTGGAAGATAATAAAAATAAATTTTTAGAAGAGCTTGCTCCAATTGCAACTAGAATTTCTGAAATTGAAGCAAGCTCAAGGGACCTTGAATCATCTCAAGAAAAATTTAGAAATGATCATGCTAAATTGTCTTCAGCGATTGATTCAGCTAAACGTGAATTAGATTCCCTAACCCAATCTCAAGATTCTGAAAAACAGACGCAATACCTTCAAAAGATTATTGATCAATTAAATGAAGATATTGAAACGACTAAAACTGAAATTGCTGAATTAGAGAAGGAACTTTCAGTTAATCAAGAGCTTGAAGTAATTCTTTCAGACAATGGAATGAAAAGAATCTTAATGAATCAAATTATTCCACTTCTTAATAAGAATATTTTAAGAACGTCTAAACTACTTGAATTTAAATTTGCTTTTGAATTTGATCTTGAATTTAATCCAATTATTACCCATTTGGGTATGCAGATTTCTCCAGAATCCCTGTCAGCTGGAGAACAAAAGAAAATGAATCTAATTGTTCTTTTATGCATATTAGAATTAATTAAGATGAAAAACAATAAAATTAATCTACTTTTCTTAGATGAGATCTTTTCTTCTCTAGATTCTGTAAGTATTTACAAAGTAGTTGATTTATTAAAAACATTTGCTAAAAAGCATAACATGACAGTATTTGTGATCTCCCATGATCCATTACCAGAAGAGTTTTTCGATATTAAGCTATTTGTCGAAAACAAAGACCATTTTTCTGATATAAGAGTAAATTAATATAGAACTATGCATACTTACAAAGGAACATCATTTGCGGAAGCTTATCAAAAGTCATTAATTGATTTAATGAATAATGGTGACTTGTGCGAAACACGAGGAACGACTAGTAGAGAATTATTAAATGTTTCTCTTGAAATAACTGACCCAAGTCAGTGTATGTATACTAATATGACCAGATCTACCCAGACGAAATATATTGCAGCTGAATTTTTGTGGTATTATGCAGGTCGTAATGATGTTGCATTTATTTCAAAATACGCAAAATTCTGGGAACAGATTCAAAATCCAAATGGTACAGTAAACTCAGCATATGGTAATTTAATCTTTAAGCCAAAATCTTTAGGTGGAATTACTCAATATGAATGGGCAATTGCCTCTTTAGCTAAAGACAAAGACAGTCGTCAAGCAATTCTTCACTTTAATACACCAGAACATCAATATAGTGGAAATAAAGATTTTGTATGTACAATGTATGGAATTTTTCATATTAGACATAATAAACTAAATTTTAGTGTCTATATGAGATCCAATGATGCAATTTGGGGTACCCCAACTGATGTTGCATTTTTCTGTTCTCTTCAAATGCAAGCCCTAGCCCATCTTAAAGAATTTTATCCAGACCTAGAATTAGGAACATACACTCACCATGCAAATTCATATCATGTATATGATCGTCACTATGAGCTAGTTAGTAAAATGCTACTTGGAGAATTTGTACCAAGTAGACTTCCATCAGTTAAAACTAACTTAGTATCAATGTCTGGCCATCCTACAAATGAATTTATTGATATTTTTGAATTTGTCGAGCACGATCAGGATGATATTTTAATCTTACAGGAAAAAGAAGATCTTTTAACTTGGATCGTAAATCAATTTGAAGCATGATAACTAGATATGACATAGTATACATGAAAATGGCCTCTGAATGGGGCCAATTGTCTAATGCTCGAAGAAAAAAGGTTGGAGCTCTCTTAGTAAAGAATAATACTATTATTGCAGACGGTTATAATGGAACTCCATCTGGATTTGAAAATGAATGTGAAAATCCAATATTTGATGGAGACGGCAATTTTTTAGATTATGAAACAAAATGGTATGTTTTGCATGCTGAATCAAATGCATTAGCTAAAGTTGCAAAATCTACACAATCTTCTGAGGGTTCTACCCTTTATGTTACAATGTCTCCTTGTAGAGAATGTAGCAAATTAATTCTACAAGCTGGAATTAAAAGAGTAGTTTATTCAGAATCATATAGAGACTCTGCCGGTCTCGACCTCTTAAAAAAGGCAGGGGTTGATGTAGTTCAGATTCTACCGGAGTCTAAATAAAAAAAGCTATCCATATTTTGACAGAAGATATTGCAACCAGAGAACTAACTATTGTTTTTGTAAGAGATTATAAAACATTCGTCGAACACTTTTCTAAAAAATGTAAAAGTGATTACGTTCTTAACATTAATAAGATCGTAAAAGAAAAATTTCAAACAGAAATCTTTATTCCAAACAAAGTACAAGCATTTTTGTTAAACTATGAGATTTCTAAACTAATTGATAAAGTAATCAAAATAAAAAATCAGAAATATTCTAGATTGATTTATTTAAATACTGAGCTTTCTCCAACTGGGATCCTAAATTCAATTAATTTCTTAAAAACTACTTATAGCTGGGTTGACTTTGATTTTACTGTAATTGATCCAGATAAAGAATTTCAAGCCGTACTAAAAGACATAAAAAAAGGAGATCAATGATCTCCTTTCTAATTTAAATAGATTTATATTATTCTTCGTCTTCGTCAGTTAATTCTTCTGACTCATCCTCATCTGGCATTTCTGAAACTTTTTGAATAGCTACTTTAAATATTTCAACACATTCTTCTTTTTCGATTTCCATTTTTTCGCACGCAATTGCTAAAATTTCTTTTAGTTCATCGCTAAACTCTTCCATAAACATTTCAAGAGCTTCTTCGTCGATTTCTGGAGCTTCGTCTAATTCTACTTCTTTAGTTTCATCAGCTTCTTCTTCAAACATATAGTTTTCAAATTGAGGAACATGACTTTCTTTTACAATCTTAACTCCCATTGTAGGAATCGCAGTTAAAGGTTCTTCTACTTTAATTTTAGCTGCACGGCTTGGTACATCGCTATTAAAGGCTTTCCAATAATTATCGTAATTATGGTTTTTCCCGCCATTTTCAAAATTAGCATCTCTTTGTGCAACTTTATTCCAATCTTTTAATGATTTTCTTTTAGATTTGTCAAAGGCTTCAGTTTCAGCAGGTCCGCCGAACGCAGGAGCTTTCATATCCATGAATCTCTTAAAGTCTTTAACATCATTATTTTTTAGGTTAAAAATATCCATTTGGCTTTGGTTTAAAATTTTTAGAATTGTCCGTTTCTTACTTCAGTGTAGCTATCTGCAATTAAGTTAAATGATGCATTGTAGATTGCATCAGATCCATAATCTAGTGCCATTTCTTCAGTTAAATTTGTGTCTCCATAAACAAATACTGGAGAGAAATTAAATTCTCTATAAACATCTCCAGCACGGTTATGAACACCTACATAAATACCAGCACCATTTGGAGCATAATCTTTCTTAAGACCTTGTCTACCAGTTAATGGATCATATACTAAATTGGCCCAAGCTCTAAATAAGTTGTATACATACATCTCATTTGCATTATTTAAGTTGACTTCAAAGTCAATCTTAAGTTTAGCGCCAGTTTCCTTTGGCCTTGCGCCAGCAAAATATCTCTTAGAGAATCTGTAAGCTTGTTCAACAGTTCCACCAGTACCAGCTTGTTCTGGAAGACCTGTAATCTTTTTTACGTGCTCAACTAATAACTGATTAATAGCTGTATTATTGATACTAGCAGGTGGAGTAATAATTACCGTAAACTGGTTAAGGTATAACGGTTCAAATAATTGCTGACCTACTGCTGAATTTTTAAAATGTGGTAACCCTGCCATTTATGTTGGACTTTTTTGTTTATTTATTCGCTAGATTATGATACATCTCTACGCTCAGTTTCCTCCCATTTGGAAATAAGCTCCTTGAAGCGTTTTTCCTTTTCTTCTGGCTCTAAAGCTGCATTTCTTTCATCAAACTCAAACGCATTAATTTGAGCTTTAAGTTGTTTTGCACTAATTTCACTATATGCTTTAGGTTCTTCTTTTTCTGGCATGTTTTCATTTCCAGTAAGAGTTAATTCTAAAGTTGGTATAATTGCAACAATAAGATTTCCAGGATACGAAGGATTATCGCTGTTAAAGTCTTCTAATTTCATATCATAACTTGCTCCAAAAACTTTAGATAGACCATTTGATGCAGGGGTAATAGTAATTGTAAATTTATCTGCATTTGATATTTTGTCATCTCCAAGATCTTTAATCATGTTATTTGACATTAAATATCTAAAGCTAAAGGTTTTTGTACCCTTTCCCTCTTCAATCATTCTAAGTTTAGTTGTCTTTATTGTAATATAGTAATTACAACAATCCTCATCCGATTTTTCTTCAACTGCACACTCTTTAGTTGCAGCTTCTTCGGTTTCATATGGACCAGATGCAAGTTTTACCTTGCCCTTTCCTTCAATTTCTGTTCCAACTAGCGAGGTTGCAACTGGAATCTGTTCTCCATCATTAATTTCAATTGAATGTATTGATTTAGAATCATCTTCAAGTGTTAAGCAATACCACTTAGTTAAAACTGGAGCAGGGAGCTTCTTTTGATCTTCTGGACCAGTTAACAATTTCTGTTGTTCAGGTCCAGTTAATAATTTTTGGCTAGGATCTTCTGGCTTTGCATATTGCGCTGCATTATAAGGAACAGGTAACCCTGGTTTTTGTGTAGTGGCAAGTTCTCGACTTCCCTGAACTGCTGGTAAATTTGAACCTGGTGCAGGTAATGCTGGAGCGTCTTCATTAAATACACCAAACCCTTTAGGCTGAGATTCGTCTTTCTTTGCATTAACTTTTTCACAAACATGTTTATGAATTTCTAATAAAAGTTCACGAATTTTTTCTGCACTAGTATACTTAACATAAGTTGATGTACCCTCAGCTTTAATATAATCTAAATCCGGGTACAAGGTCATGCTATGCAAAACGGTTTTTTGATCGTTTTGATTCCATTTTGGCTCGCAGTCTTTAATTTGCCATTTAAGCTCGTGACTTTGGAAAATTTCGCAAATTACGCTCATTTAATTATGCTTGTGGTTTTTCTCCTCTAAAGGCTTTACCTTTATTGGAATCTTTTCTTTCTGGATCAACTGGTTTATAGTTTGCCCAAATTTCATTGTATATTCTGCAGCTTGCGCCCATGAAATTGATAATTCCAACGAATTTCTTACGGTCATCTCCAGTCATTCTGGAAACTTTCTTTCCAATACGACGTGCATCGTCAAGATCTAATTCTTCTTCATCATCTTTACCTACTAATTCTTTAAGAGAATTTCTAGATTTTTCATTAATTGCAACAAAAGACTCGAATGTCATTGATTCGCTGGCATATTCTGATTCATGATCAGCTACATATGATCCAAAACGATCAAGCTCATCGCCAGTCATTAGACCAATAGCATATGCAACAAATCTATCATAAAGATCTGCTCTTTCTTGCATTGGAACGCCAACTTCGTCCATGTGCTGAACAATGCTGCGAGGTATACTTAATGTAATCCTCATCGAGTTTTTAATTATTTTTGTTTGCTAGCCATCTTAGGGTCAACTGACTTAGTGATAGCTTTACCTTTGATAACCAAGTTACCGAATGCAGGATCAACTGATTTAGTGATAGCTTTACCTTTAGGGGCAGCTTCTGCTAAATTAGAATTAACTGATTTAGTAAGTTTAGCGCCTTTAGCAGCTTTAAGATCAGTCATTTTTGCATCAACTGACTTTTTAATGCTAGAACCTTTAGGCATATCTAATTTAGCCATTTTAGGATCAACGCTTTTTCCTAATCTAGAACCTGCTGCAGGCATAGCTGCTAAGTTTTGGTTAACTTTTTCGTTTAGGAATTCTGTGTAAGACAATACTGGGTTTGCCATTTTATTGTTTCGTTTTTTTAATTACTCGATCTTCCCTGATCACTCCTGGTCTCTTCAATCTTGCAATATGAGTATT